CAGCTGGCATTGGTTACATCGCCATATCACCCTGTATCGCTAATGATGGTCTCCTTGCATATTATACTGGTCCTACGTTTGCTGGAAGCTCATTAAATGTTTTAACCGCTACTAATACTTTAGCCACCGGGGTTACACGATTGTCACCTTCAAATTTGCCATATAACATGGCACAATGTACAGCACCCGATGGCCGCGATGAAGCCGTAGTTCTTGGGCGTGTGGTTGCGGTAGGCGTCCGTCTGTGGTACACCGGGACAACGTTGAATGAAAGTGGGCTGACATATTGTTATGTCTCGCCAACACATGAACCAGTAACACAGACACCGAACTCTGGAGCCCCTATGAACCTTGCTACTTTATCATCATTTGATCAAACTGAAATAAGTCCATTGACTCGTAATCAATGTACACTTACTATGTTTCCAGTGTGTCGGTCTGAAATGGAGTACAATGCTATTACAACACCTGCCGCTGTTACTGTTGGAACATATACAACAGCTCAAGTGTACCCTTACTCTTCTGGGTTTACTAATGTGCAATCCAATTATACAGATAGTGTCGCTAGCACGTATGTAGGCGCACCAATCGGGGTTGTAATGTTCACAGGGACTGCAGGCAACACAGTACATGTAGAGATTATTCAACACATAGAGTATACGGGCATTTTAACCGCTGGAAGAACCACACGAGACACGGCGGATGAGGAAGGAGCCGGACAGGTTATGGCAGCTGCCAGTATTATGCAAATGAATATGACGCAAAACGCTGGGTTAGTTGTCAAACCAACTATGTGGTCTATGATGCATTCTGCCTTAGGTCAGGTAGGGCATGCGGCCCTGAAAGTTGCTGTCCCATTAGCGGAGAAAGCACTTTCTGCACTTTTAATCTAATAGAACAAAGCCATCTTGGGCGTAATACAAGAGACTTACTCAGTCTGTAGAGAGAAGCTTGTAAACAAGTATTGACTTACTCAGTCTGTAGAGGGAAACTTGTAAACAAGTGTGCTCATCGAGCTAAGCTTTAATTAAAGCGCTTGACATTACTCAAGCTTTTAAAACACTAACATGGATCCTAAATTTATACTCCCCACATTCATTTATGCTCCCAAAGGATCACGCAAAGTTACTGTTACAACTACTAATAATACACCTCGTAGACAAAAACGCGACACCTATGATGATACTGCCGTTCTTGCTCCAAAACCAAGGAGAGGTGCCCAAGGCCCAAAGAAGCCACCAATGTTTGGGAAGAGATCACCTGCCTTTACGCCACGGCAGTATTGGATTTTGACTGATTTGTACGACCATTCACACACATGTGGACAGATGCCTAAAGACCATTTCCTGCGTTTGTTCCACTTGGTATTCGCACATAAATTATTGGTTATAAAATCCAACAATACGCAAGAGTTGATCCCTGCCAGTGAAATTTTGGCGTCATTCGAAACAGCAGATAGGCGTGGATTTTATTTCAAGTCTGTAGATTTCAATAACCCACACCATGGTAGCGCTCAAAACATCAATCGCATACGTGACATTTTCAAAGATGATGGCGTCGTGCCACTCGTTGGTAAAACTTTTGAAGCGCAACAACGTAAAACTGTTTTTAGGAATAGTCATAAAGTTGCCCCAGAAGAAAATGGTTCACATGGTGAAGTCACCGGTTGGGACGACGTCGAGATGTCAGGTCGATACCCGATCTGTGGGAAGATGGACTGTTTCACGTGCTTCCACGAATGCTTTATTTGTGAAGACGAGTTTGAAAGTTGTATGTCATGTCAACGATATTCATTTTTAAAAAATCATAAAGGTGGACTGTGCACAGCTAGTAGAGATGGGCTAGCATCTAGGTTGCCAACCTGTGGAGTCGCTTCTTGTTCTGGATGCAACTTACGATGTGGATATTGTGCATTATTTCAATGTGCAGTTTGTGTGTATCTTACCATCAGGCAAATTGGACCATGCACAGCTGGGGAAGGTTGGGGCATGGAGACAGAACCATCCTGGGAAACATTGGCCAATACAGCGGTTCCAGGGTGGACAGTGTTGCCAGAGCAAGTTGTACACAATCCATTCCATACGTCATCCTTAAATGGTTCGCATGGAGAGTTCACCGAGAGCGACGATGTCGATAATGTGGACAATGCATTGGCACAAATGGCCAACGCTCAAGTGTTTGACAATCAACCAGGAATTGGGCGGGATCGAAGAGAAGCGCGTAATCATCAACGTCGTCGGCCCATACAGAATCGACGTGCTGACCGCCCAGAACAAAGACCACAAGTTAGATTACCACCTGCTGTTGATGAGGCCATTAATGAGGCATTAGAGCAACCTGACGCCATTGAACCGGTCGCACCTGAACCACCCCGTGTAGCTGTAGTTACGAATATGGAAATACCAAGTATGGGAATGTCGGAGTCACCCCTATACATGTGGTATATAGCTATGTATTACAGGTCCACCATCATAACAGCAGGAATTTATCTCTTGGGTTGTGTCTTGGACATCGGTTTGTTGCCCATGGTTGTCCCTGCCTGTTGCGCCTTAGGATATGTTGGGTTATTAGTGCTGAGGACTCTTGGTATCGATATGGGGCGTATCACAAGATACTTCAACATCCAAAATGTATTTACAACACGGAGATTCACACGCATTTCACCACTTAGGAAAACATTGTGTGTTACAACCGGATTGGACAGGACACATTTGGCCCTATCAGGATACACTGGTGTTTATCGTGGAAATGTGTATGAAGAACTTGTTGATCCATGCGTTGCAAAATATGGCACTGGAGTTATGAGTGATTGTAAACAAGGGGTCATGTCACATTATATGCGTGAACTCCTTAAAACAACATATCCGGGAACTGAAGTTAATCAGGTCACATTTGCAAACACGGTCGTTTTTTCAACAGCGGCAATAATCGAATTACAGAATACTATAAAGAGTCATACGCACTTGTCCAAAGCTGCTTATGCTAGTTCTAGTATGATGTGATTCCGGGAGAGATACGGGGAGTTTGCAGGAACTGAAACCATCCCCATGACGCGAATTCATCCAAAATTCGTGTATAAATCCTGCACCACTGATCGTAGTATATTTGATCCAAAGTGGTTAATTAAGAGTAGTCTTCGTCAACAAAGTTATGGTTTATTAAGTCGTGATTTAACCCCCAATTTCATGATTAGCGACAAGCACTACACAAAACAGTACAGGACTCTTTTTGGTCCATATTTTCATTTACCTACACTGGCCATGCCAGGGGAGGGTACACTTGAATATAAATGTGCTGTAGGACGCATGATTGCGTTGCGTGGAGATGACGTACCCAATGCCAAGGCCCGTAGCCTTAGGCTAGCTGCCAACCAAGGCACTTTGGGTCGTCGTTTCCGAAACATATTATTTAGATATAAAGAACATTATGAGTCACATATTATTAGAGGGGATTCTGAAGCTACATATACCGAATGGTTATTAGCTACACACCCAAAGAAGAAATTACGCATGAAAACTGATGCTGAATTTCTTAAGTTCGAGGGAAAACCAAGAACGATGACTCATGTGTCTTACAAGTTAAAGAATTACGAACTTTTAGCAGATGGGAAAAAGAGAGCCATTGCCGATCTGGGATCCGAGAATACACAGGACAGTGCACATGATATACCGAGTATCAAGAGTGCAATGTCTTATCCTTTTGTACATAATAACCTTACAAGTGAATACGTTAAAACCGCTACGCATGACAATTTGAGTCGTGTATTGGGCAGTTTATTAAACACGGAGCGCGGTAAGATTTATTTTGTTTATTCTAGTGACGACAGTTGTGTCGGCGCTGGCTGTAAGGATGGACCTGTATATTTTAATGGAGACGTTCGCGCTTGCGACGGGAGCCATAGGACCGCCTTTTTTAACCTAATCGAACAATTCCTGACCATAACCGACGGCCTCGACAACGCACATGCAACCAGTGTACGTCGAGCCATGGAGTATCTGAAACTCCCGTTGGTGATGAGAAATCCGGAGGAGTATCGGGAGAAAGTAACGTATGTTTTCAGTACCATGCGCCTGTATTCTGGTTCGTCTTTAACAACAACTATAAATAATTTCGCCAATTTGTTCATTTCATTTGCATTAGAAAGACGGGCTCCAGACCCGTCTAAAATGACTAAAGAACAGTTCAAGCATGCCTATTTAATGGCCGGAGAAGATGTCGGATATCTCTTGAAAGTTGACTCATGTGACTTTCCTGAAGATTTGATGTTTTTAAAACACTTCCCATCTGTAGTTGATGGAGTCGTGGTTCCAGTCGTTGCCTTGGGAACTTGGGTTAGAGGGTTTGGTACCTTCGTTGGAGATTTACCGGGCAAAACGTCCGATGGCATCATTAACCGAGCAAAAGCCTTTGTTAATGATGTTGTGGTTAGCCGAGATAATTGGGGCAATCACGCACTTAGGGATTCATTCCAACACTTACGTTGTAACCACACTGTGGTAATGACGGGCAACGCGTATCGCGAAGCCTTGACCTCACGGTCTATTGGTAGCACCAACATAAGAGTTCCGGATGAATCGCTTCTGCGTCGTTACCGTATATCAAGTTGTGAACTAGAAAATCTATGTTCACGTATATCATCTTCCGATGTCGGAACTGTCATTTGCGACAAAACCGCACATGTGATGTATATTAAGGATTACGGATAAATGATGCACAGCCCCCGCCTGGTAGAAAGAGCGGACAATTGATACGTTGCATTATCAATTAGTAACACAACACACACAGAATGTAGTGTATAACAAATTTGGCAACC